AGTTCTCCATGTGCGGAGCGTGCCCAACGCGATTTAGATCTTGCTCGAATCTATGACTGCCGAAGACGGCCAGTCGTGGATGAAAAGCAAGAAATCGTGTTTGGTATTACTGATCAACTCTATCTTCAGACCACTTGGTTTAAAGACGGAGAAGAAACAGAGTACCAATCACTTCGCAGGGTCCCGCTGCTCTACTTGAACACCGTAGAGAACGCGCTGAAGTTTCCGCAATCTCGAGTTACAGCAAGAGTCCATCCAATCTTAGAACCGGTTAAGGTTCGAACGATTACTATAGGAGAGATACCGGCTTACGCAGCCGGACGGTCCTTGCAGAGGACCCTCGCAGAATGGCTTTCCAAAAAGCCGTACTGGTATCTTACTCAGAACTCGCTAGAAGTTGACAGAATCCAACGATTCGTCGACCGAAGCCGTGAGTTCTTTGGCGATCGCTTTTATATTGCGTCCGCTGACTATAGTAGTGCTTCAGATCTCATTGAGAGTTCCGTTACCGAGGCGACATGGGATGGCTTGTGTGGGCAGTTCAAGACTTTGTCTGATCTTTCGATTTTTGGTCGATCGATTTTGACTTGTCACGATCTGCTCTACGAGTTGTCCCACTTTGACCATTTGAATGCGGAAGATAAGAAGGCTCTAGACGACTTCGTGAATAACGGAGGCGCTGAGCTTTTCTCTTCTTGCGGACATTTTGGTCATTCTGCTCGGGCGGAACCCTTTCCCACTCCGTCTTGTACGAAGTGGAATGAGACCCTGCAACAGCTTGCCGATGAGTACACGGGCCTCGATGGCACCAGGGCCATTGAGGCTTTGTGTCACTCATCGAAAATCTGTAAGGCGGATGTTTGCCGTCCGCACACATACTTGCGAGTGCGGCAGAGGAACGGACAGATGATGGGATCTCCCATTTCATTTGTTGTCCTCTGCATTGCAGTTGCGAGTGCGGTGTTGATGGCAGTCCGCCGAACGGATCCGGCGAGCTGGAAGCGTGTTTTGGATGGATTGTCTTATCCATTGGAAGACAATGGCGACGACTCACTCACTTCTTACGGGTCTTGGGAGACCTATCAGGAGTGGATGAGAATTTCCACGGATCTCGGTCTCGCTCTGTCCCCTGGCAAAAACTACGTTTGCGAATGGAAGCTTGGTGACACTGCTTATTGCTGCATCAATTCAAAATTCTTTTTGATTGACGGCAACGGGCAAGTGTCTCAAGTCCCAGTCGTAAGCGGAAGCTTGCTAAGGGGGTGGACGAAACTGAGCGCAGATCCGTGGACTCTTCGAAGTGCTGAAGAGGGGCTGGCCGCGCGATGTCGGTCGTTTGTTGCTGGCTTTTCAGGAGAAGCCCATGACCGACTCTTGTCATTATTCCTGAAGCGATGGAGTTGGGCATTGAAGGACACTCGGATATGCCCAGACGGTGTAGCCTGGCATGTGCCGGAATGCTATGGTGGACTTGGTCTACCACTTCCGCACACACGCCAGCTCGAATTAAGTAGACGTGGAAAGCACATTGCTCTGAATCTGTTAAAGCGCTATCGCGCTGACGCAGATTCT